ACGGATACGTGAGACTGCGACGGAGAAAGACGGGGAGTTTGGGCAAGTCAGGGTTCCGCGGGTGCGTGTGCTGCGCCGTGGGGTTGGCGGTGCCCCGGCCACGTTTGAAGTGCACGAGGCGGATGAGAAGGGGGAATGGCAGATAGTTGTTCCGCGGACGCCAGTACGGCCACCGTCGACCGGCTCGGCCTCCAAGTTCGTGGACGTATTCATGGTCCCGTTTTACATGGGTTTTGAGCGGTTCCAGTTCGCCTTCCCGCAGTTCGGTAACGCGGCGCCGTTGTGCCATCAGCATTGGCAGAAGAAAGGCGACGTGGACTTTATCGAGCACTTGGCTAACACGCCTAGCTTGGTGCTCAACTCTGACTCAGACTTCAAGCTGTCGGACATCGGATCGCGTACCGTTGTGACCATCCCCAGCGAGAGCACGCTAGCGTGGCTGGTGATCGACCCCAAGGGCGTGGAGTCATCCAAGAAATCTATCGAGCACCTGGAAGAGCACCTGAGCATGACGCTCAAGCTGCCGCGGGTGCAGAAGGCCACGGGCAAGGATCTGGTTGGCGTGCGCCAGATGGACGAAACGCGCCCGATGACCAGGGCGCAGATGTGGGCAATGGGTATCGCAGAGTCGATCACCGAATGCCTACAGCAGCTCGCGTATTGGAAGGGGCTTGAGTTCGGCGGAACGGCAGAGTTCCCGAAGGACGCGCTGCAACGGCTGGTAGACCCGCAGGGCTTTCAGGACGTAATCAAGATGGGTGTGGCCGGGATGCTCTCTAAGAAGGCGGTGCAGGAGCAGGGCATCGTCTACGGCCGGCTGGTGGATCATGACGTGGATGCGGACTTGGCGATTCTTGAGGCTCAGAGCACGGCTGTGTTCCCGGCAGCAGGCGAAGGCGCCGATGATCTCTAAGGTTCTCTCTAAGTTCGGGTTGGTTATCGACACCCGGCGGCGCCATTGGGCGCTTAGGCTGCCCGGAGTAATACTGGCCGCTTCTCGCGGTAGGTGGGCACTGTCGCTGACCGGTTGCCGTGTCTTGAGGTGGTCAGTCTCTCATCGAGAGCTTTCCCTTGAACGCGAATGAGCATCTCCGAGACTTAATCCTCTCGCACCAAGTCGGGCTGAACCGTCTGACCAACCGAGAGGTCAAGCGGGCTGTCTCAATCCTGGCGAGGATCGACCGTGAGTTAGACCGGATCGTCAGGACAGACTCGTTAGTCCTGGGCACAACGACATTCCGGCTAGAGCGCCTCTTGAGTGAGATGCAGACCGTCATTGCCGAGGCTTACGATGAGCTGCACGAGTACCTTAGGAAGCGGCTGCCCGACATGGGCGCAGCGGAGGGAGAGTTTGCGGCCCGACTGCTGAACCGGGCGATGCCTGAGCCGGTCAAGGTAGCACTTGGCGCTGAGGCGTCGGGGCTGCTGAGCCGAGAGTTCCTCACCCACCTATCCCAATCGCGCCCGTTCCAGGGCAAGCTGCTGGGGCGTTGGGCTCAGCGCTTGGAGACCAATACGCGCCGGGCGATCGCCAAGGCGGTGCGAGACGGGATCAAGGAAGGCAGCTCGATCCAGAAGGTGGCGCGGCTGATCCGCGGGACCAGGGCGACAAACTTCACGAATGGGATACTCCAGCGGGTGACGCGCCAGCAGGCCGAAGCCGTGGTGAGGACGGCCACGCAGCATGTGATGCAGGGTGCCCGGCGCAAGACGTTTCAGAACTCACGCGTCGTGAAGGGGTACCAGTGGCTCTCAACCCTGGATCTACGGACCACCGTTGACTACTGCGTGCCGCGGGATCACCTGACGTGGGATTTGCACTTCGCTCCGATCGGCCACGGCTACACATGGGGTGGTGGGCCGGGGGTTATTCACTTCCAATGCCGCTCGAGCAGCACAGCAGTCTTGAAGTCGTGGCAGGAGCTTGGCATCAACGCGAAGGAACTGCCGCGGAGCTCCCGTGCCTCGATGGATGGTCAAGTGGCCGGTGGGACCACGGCAGAGAAGTGGCTCAAGGGTCAGCTCGGGAAGCCGTCGCGGCGGAGCATCTTGGAGAAGACGTGGGGGCCTGAGCGGCTCTCGCTCTTCGAGTCCGGCAGGCTGTCAATTGGTGACATGGTCAAGAGGGACGGCGGGCTGATCAGCTTAGCCGACTTGCGGGAGATTCACGGGCTGGGGTGATCTCATGAACTCTATCTGCTTCGCCACTAGGGTCGCGAGATCGTCACCAAACCCCCGGAGTTATTTGACTAGCCCGAACAGGCCATAACGGCACCTCTCAACGTTACAGATCTACCCACCTGTTGCGTTTCTACTCAACGCCGTGCCAGAATGGCGCCCGTGGATGAGTTCACCCACGCAGCCGCGCTCGCAGGATGCCTCGTATCCTCGCGCCCGCTATCCGGTTTGACCGCCTCGCGGTCGGCCCTGGTCCTTGACCAAACGTCGAAGGAGTAATACCCCATGCCCGAAATAACCACGACCACCACCGCAGAGCCGTCCGCCGAAGTCGTAGCACTCCAGGCTAGCGTCACGAAGCTTGAAGGTGCGCTCGAGACGAAGAAAGGAACCGTGCGCGAGCTCAAGGGCAGGCTATCGGCTCTCGAATCGTTGGGCGATCCGACAGAGGCATCCAAGGCAATCGAGTTCTACACGAAGCACAAGGACTCCGACCCGGACGAAGTCGAAGAGCGCTACCGCACGCTCAGCGAGCAAAAGCTGAAGCAGGCGGAGGAAGCGCACGCGACGGCAATCGAGAAGCTCGAAGAGACCGTGCTTGGCTTGACCGTAGGCGGCGACTTGTCGGCTGCGATCGACGCTGCCGGCGGCGTCAAACCTCAGTACAAGGCGCTTCTCAAGAAAGAGCTTTCTGGCCAAGTCGCACGGCACAAGGTCGGCACGAAAGAGCAGACCGTAGTGCTCGATACGGACGGAGAGCCGCTCACGGTAGATGGGAGCCTTGCTCTCGTGCCGTTGGCTGAGTGGGTCGAGAAAACCGTGAAGCCGCAGTACCCCGATATGTTCTTGGGGGCGAATGCTGGCGGCGGCGGTTCACCTGCAGACTCCGGTGGAGATGGTGGTGGTGGTACGGGCACAAAGACGCGTGAAGAGTGGGATGCAATGCCCGCTGCAGCGCAGTCGAAATTCTCGGCCGCAGGCGGGAAGTTGACCGACTAGGCCCCCTAAAAGGAACCCCAACTCATGGCGAACACCCTCACCTCACTAGCTCCTGACATTCGCGTCGCACTTGACAAGGTGTCTCGCGAATTGGTCGGGTTCATCCGCGCCGCTCGGCTCGATCCGAGAACTGCGCGACGGGCCGCGAAGGATCAGACAATCCGCTGGTTCGTAGCTCCCACCGTGTCGGCAGCGGATAATACGCCGGCACAGACCGCGCCGGATACCGGCGATCAGACCATCGGAAACGACACCATGACGATTTCACAGTCCCGTCATGCTGCGATTCGGTGGAACGGCGAAGAGGAACTCAGCCTTGCAGAAGCCGACAACGGCACTGCGGCAGAGATCCGCCAAGACCAGTTTGCTCAGGCATTCCGCACCCTGACGAATGAGATCGAAGAGGATCTCTGGCAGGCTGCGTACCAGGGCGCCTCACGAGCCTACGGTACTGCTGCGACTACACCGTTTGCGGCTTCCACTGTCGAGCTGGCCAACGTCCGGCGCATTCTCGAGGATAACGGCGCACCGCTCACCGATCTACAGTGTGTTGTTGGCTCAGCGGCTGCGGTCAATCTGCGCACCTTGAAGATTCTCACCGCGGCCAATGAGGCGGGCAGCGATGCCACCTTGCGGCGTGGCGACATTCCGATGGTGCACGGCTTCGACATGAACGTTTCCGGCGCTATCGCGTCTCACACCGCGGGTACCGGCACCGGCTACTTGGTCGACGGCGGCGCCGAGGCGATCGGTCAGACCGTTCTCACGGTCGACACCGGCTCGGGCACGAATCTGCTTGGCGACATCATCACCGGCGCCAACGATTCGACGCTCAATAAGTACGTGCTGAACGCCACAGGGACAACCGTTCTGATGACCATCGGCGCGCCCGGTCTCCGGGTAGCGTGGGACGAGAACGACGCGATCACCATCGGCGCGGCCTACACGCCCAACGTCTGCTTTGACCGTGACGCGCTTCGGTTGGCGACTCGTCTGCCTGCGCTGCCTCCTGGTGGCGACATGGCGGCCGATACCATGATCATGTCCGACCCAGTTTCGGGTCTACAGTTCGAAATCGCCGTTTACCGCGAATACCTC